ATCCTGAAAAACCTAAAATGGATGGAAGTGACGCCCAGGTAACTTCTATGCCAGAGAAGCACATGATGAGCGAGCCGTATGTTAAGCCTAATAAGGTGGCATACGAGAAGTTTTATACAGGTGCTGCGGAAACCGAGGATGATGCTGCAGAAAGCGAAAGCCCGTCGGAAAATGATGAGATCGAATATGGCGGTCGTGACAGCACTATTGGAACGTCGGTTACTGGCAGAGACAAGTCGATCGTAATAATTGGTGATGGTGAGTTCGATGAGATGCCAACACAGAAAGGCATTCATCTGCTGTACTACACGGAAAATGATATTTTGACAGTCACAGAAGGAGAAGGCATTGAAGACATCATATACGACAACGAAATTGAGGACCATATCGGCGATGCTTTAACAAAATTTGGGTTCAAAACTAATTCCCAGGATAAGATCTGCGTCCGAAACTATAAGAACGGTTGTGATTATTGCATCGTCAAGGTCCGGAAAGCTTTTGGGGAAGACTAAATGAATGATAGTTACTTTGGGTTCTTGATGGACATCGTCAAGGGCTATGACGGAACTCATGAGCGTGGCGTAATGGCCTGCGGTGCGCTGTTTGATATTCCGTTTAGATGGAGTCATAAGATACCGCTTGATGCTGACCGAGCTGAAAATGGTGTAGCTCTTCGTGTATATTATTACAAAAAAATGCATAAATATACAGGAATCGAAGGCTCAGAGTGCAATATGCTTGAAATGCTTGTTGCTTTAGCTATGGCTATGGATTCTGTTGTGAGCTGGTCAGAAGATCCTCATCCGGAGAGGTGGTTCTGGGAGATGCTCGAAAATGTCGGAATAGATGACGTAGATGATTATGGATATGTCGTTGAAGTCGTTGGGCATGTGCTTGACCGTAGATACAAAGCTAATGGATCTGGTGGGTTCTTCCCTCTGAAGTTCTCACCGATCGATCAGAGAACTAATCCTATCTGGAATCAGGCAAGCGCATACATCTGTGAAAGGGTATAGGTGAAATATGAAAGATTTCGCAATCAGACATCCGTTTATAACATTTCTTATCATAGATACTCTTGCTGTATCTGTCGTAAACATTACCATGCTGCTTACCGGCAGGAAAGGAAGTGTCCAGAATAATGATGAAGTATGTGATAACCGGACTTAACTTCGGTATTACGCTTGGAGTCGCTGCGTTTGTTGCAACTCTTGTGTATATGGGACTGATGATATTATTTGCGTTTCTGTTTGGAAAGGATAAGAAACATGAGAAAAAGCAGGATAATGTCAACTTTACTCGCGAGTTTAGCTTTGACGACGATCTCAAGTAATTTGATATTTGGAAGTGAAAAAAATCCCGGTGTGGACTATTCCGAAAACGATTTGTATGTCCTGGAGCATATAATTGCAGGTGAATGTAATGATTGCGGCTGGGATATGAAAATTTCGGTTGGTTCGGTTGTTCTCAATCGTGTTGCCGATGATCGCTTTCCGGATACAATTGAGGAAGTCGTGTTCCAACCGGGTCAGTATGCCTGCACTTGGGACGGTAACTATTATAAGGAACCGAATGAAGAGACCGTCGAAGCTTCAAAGTATCTGTTAGAAAATGGTACGCAAATCGATGAAAGTGTTGTATGGCAGGCTGAATTCGTGCAGGGAAACGGCGTATATGACATCATTGGAAACATGTACTTCTGCTATTGAGTCTGGTGTTTGTCTGGAAAGGAGATACTGATGATTGATATTAGGATAGGGACGGAACGAGTTTACGGATTTGAACCAGCTATGCGTGGAATGAGGAATTCGTTTAATTCCTGGGATAAGAGCGATAGCTGTAAGTGCTTATTACCTGATGATGATTATTGTGGTAATTGTCCAATATATGATAGTCACGGGCATGATCAGAACGGACCGGCATGTGATGTCGATGATACCGAATTTGCAATAGGCCCAGAGGATCTTAAGCTCGCCAAAAAGCTCTGTAAGGCGGGCTCCAGTCATGCAAAATTCCGTCGTATGATCGTCGTTTACATTGATATTTGTGCACCACTTTATTGGTGGAAAGAGTTCGATACATACAAGGTTGGAACCGTCGCTAACTCATGTTCGACGATGCATACTATCGACGATAAGCCGTTTGAATTGTTAGATTTTAGTTGCGAGAAACTCATCGATAAGGTACAGAATTTAATCGAAAATGATCCGGAATCGTTTAATATTGAGATGCAGGAATCGTACTCAGTCGATGCAATGAAGGTTGTCATAGAGGCCTTAAATCACTATCGAAAGTTGTACATTGAGACCAAGGATAAGAAGTATTGGTGGCAGCTTATTCAGCTTCTTCCGAGCTCGTTTATGCAGCAAAGAACTGTCATGTTAAACTATGAAACGCTTGCAAAAATCTATCAGGAGAGGGTAAATCACAAGCTTGATGAGTGGAAAATCTTCTGTGACTGGGTAGAAAAGTTACCTTATGCGAACGACTTGATTTGCATAAATTGGTGGAAAAATGTCGGATTTTGAGCAAAAACACAGAGAACTTTGTGTGAAAAAGGGAAGTTTTTAGTCGATGAAATTGTGAACAAATTGTGAAAAAATCACAAAAATCTGTCAAAAACAGGGAAGTTTTTAGGCCAAAAGGGAAGTTTTTAGAAAAAGTTCCCTGTAAACTTCCCTGTCAAAAATGCCGTATTTATGCGGGTTTGCGGGCCCTACAGGGAAAAAGAGAACTTTTTTTTTAAAACTACACATAAAAAAGTATATATTTTTTATAACGACTTTTTATGGGCCTTTTTCTTCTCTTTTTCCCTGTCACCTATTTTTCGATAAATTTTAGAGAAAGGAGGTACATGATGATAGCATGCTTGACTTTGTAAGAGTGAACGTTGTCATGGAGAACAAGAAAAAGATTCGGATTGTTCCGGAGTTTCTTACCGGCAAATCAAAAGATCTTATGATTCGCGGTGGAGCTTTTCTTGCAATTTGGGATGAGCATAAGCATCTATGGTCAAAGGACGAGTCTGACGTTCAGAAACTTGTCGATGAGATGGTTCTAGAAAAACGAGACGAAGTTGTTAGCTCAATCGAGTTACCTGAAAATGTGCAGGCAGTTCTTCTAAAGAATTACTCGACAAAGAAATGGCGAGAGTGGAAGCAGTATGTTAAGGACAGCCCTGACAATTGGCATCCGCTTGATGCTAACGTTCTATCTGCTGACGTAAAAGTAAATAAAGAAGATTATGCCACTAAGACATTGCCATATGTTATAGCTGAAGGATCTACCGATGCCTATGACAAGCTCACAAAGACCCTTTATAATCCTTCCGAACGAGAGAAGTTTGAATGGTTTTTTGGAGCGTTGCTATGCGGTGCTTCAAAGAAGCTTCAGAAATTTGTTGTATTCTATGGCGCCAAAGGGAGCGGTAAGTCTACGATCATTGATATTGGCTGTGGACTTTTGGAAGGATACTGGAGGCCTGTCACTGCTAAGGTTCTCGGAATGTCTAATGCAGCGTTTCCTCTTGAACAGTTTAGTGATGACCCGTTGCTTGCGGTTGACCATGAAGCGAAGCTCTCGAACATCGATGACAACACCAGACTTAATTCAATTGTGGCTCATAACAGCATGATGGTAAATGAGAAGTTTAAGAAACCGTATCCAAAGGTGTTTAAGACTTCTCTGATGTTTGGTTCAAATGATCCTGTCAAGATAACGGATCTGAAGTCCGGATTGCTTCGAAGGATGATTGATATTAATCCATCAAATCGGTTACTTGATCCTGATGAATATTTTAAGCTTGTAGAACAGGTTAAATTTGAGTATGGTGCTATCGCGTATCATTGTATTCAGGTTTATAAGAAGCTTGGTTTTAACTATTACAACAGTTATGTGCCAAGTAATATGGTCAATGAGACTAATGACTTCTACAACTTTGTGATTGATGAGCTTGAGTTCTTTGAAGAACATTCTGACATGCTCGTACTTAAGACGGCTTATGGTCGGTATAAGGCTTATTGTGATGATGCAAATGTTAGATATCCTTACAGCAGAACCGCGTTTAAAAACGAGCTTAAGAACTACTTTGAGTCATACGTTGAGAAGACTAATGGGTTTTCAAACGTATTTCGTGGCTTTAAGGACCCAACAGTTCATGTAGAAGTTAAGCCAAATCCTGAATCAGTTGAAGAGGATAGTGGCTGGATCAAACTTAACTGTACGAAGTCGCTGTTGGATATTGTTCTTAAGGATTGCCCGGCTCAGGGATGTAAAGAGGATGGCTCGCCAAAGTATCGATGGGCGAATGTCAAGACTAAGCTGTCTGATGTTGATACGAGTGAACTACATTGGGTTAAGCCTGGCTCTCGGTTAATTTGTGTCGACTTTGATATTCTTGGAGCTGATGGTTTAAAGAGCCTTGATGAGAATCTAAAAGCTGCAAATTTGTGGCCAAAGACTTATGTTGAGGTTTCTAAGAGCGGTAAGGCTCTGCATTTGTACTATTGGTATGATGGTGACGTGAGCAAGCTTCAGAGCTTGTATGCACCGTACATTGAAATAAAAACGTTTTCTGGAGATGCGTCACTTAGGAGGAAGGTGAGTAAATGTAACGACATTGATATTGCTACAATTAGTTCAAACTTACCATTGAAAGGAGATACGATGGTAAACTGGGAGGGCATAAAAGACGAACGTCATCTTCTGAACATGATTGGCAAAGCTCTCCTTAAGAAAGTACATCCTGACACGACATCTAATGTTCATTTCATTAAGGACAAGCTTGATGAGGCTTATGCCAGTGGAATACCGTATTATATTCCATATGACGTTCGTGATGACATTGAACGGTTTGCTGCAAGCTCTACTAATCAGAGCCAGCATTGCTTGGAATTGTTTAGCCAGATGCACTTTCAAAGTGAGAGTATTGGAGAACCAATCAAGGACGATGACTTCGATTTGAGCCGATTGGTGTTCTTTGATATTGAGATTTACAGACCGGATAAAGCTACAAATAATCCCGGTCTGTTTTTAATTTGCTGGAAGTATTATCACAACGATAACATGAACGTACTGCAGAATGTTAAGGCACATGACGTTGAGTTCTTCTTGAAGAATTACAATATTGCTGGATTTAACTGCAGAAACTATGACAATATTATGCTCCATGGTGCGATGATTGGTTATAACAATCAGAGACTGTATGATTTGTCACAGCAGATTATAGTTGAACATCAGAATCCGTTTCCTCAGGCAGCAAACTATTCGTATATAGATGTATTTGATATGTGTACTGAAAAGATGGGCTTGAAGAAATGGGAGATTAAGCTGGGAATAACTCACAAAGAGATGGGAATTCCATGGGATGAACCAGCGCCTTTAGATCGCTGGCATGAAATAATTGAGTACTGTAAGAATGACGTAAGGGCTACAGAAGCTGTATTCGATGCCAGACAGGGTGATTATATGGCCAGAAAGATTCAGGTTGCGCTTGTTAGCTTGTTGCATCCTGATGAAGACATCGTGGTTTGTGTCAATGATACGACCAATACATTGTCAAAGCGTATTATATTTGGTAATGATCGCAATCCTCAGAGTCAATTCAATTATAGAGATCTGTCTCAGCCTGTTGGATCTGACCGGTATGAAGAGTATCTCATCAAGTTCGGTCCTGATTATCGGTTCCGTGTCTTTGATGCTGAAGGATTACCGCAGTATCGTGATTATATTCCTGGTGAGGTTCTTCCTGATGGCTGGTCCATACTTCCATTCTTTCCTGGGTATACGTATTCCTATGATGAGAAGAAAAAGAAGATGGTCAGTACCTATCTTGGAGAAGAAGTCGGAGAAGGTGGCCGTAACTATTCTCGTCCTGGATATTGGGAATGGGTTTGGGATGGAGATGTTAGCTCGATGCATCCGAGCAGTTATGGAATGCATGGCGAAGTGTTGTTTGGTCCTAAGTATACGAAGATTGTTACAGAAATTGTAGAAGCCCGTGTTGCAATTAAGCATCGAGATTTTGAAACTGCTGGAAGACTTCTTGGAGGAGCTCTTAAACCCTATTTGTCTGAAGAGATGGCCGGTGATCTTGCTCAGGCTCTGAAGATAGTCATTAATTCCATTTATGGACTCACATCTGCCAAATTCCCGAATGAATTCAGAGATCCGAATAATGTTGATAATATTGTTGCAAAGCGTGGCGCTCTGTTTATGACGCTTCTTAAGAGGGAAGTCGAAAAACGTGGCGCCATTGTTGCTCATATTAAGACTGATTCTATCAAGATTCCAAATGCCTCTGAAGAGGTTAAGAACTTTGTCATTAAGTTTGGCAGAGAATATGGGTACGAGTTTGAGACAGAGGACGTGTTTGTTAAGTTTGGGTTGTTTAATGACTCTGCTTATGTAGGTCTTAGCGAAAACGGTGAATGGGTAACCAAGGCAGATCAGTTCAAGAAGGAGAAGCAGCCGTTCCTGTTTAAGACGTTGTTCACACATGAGCCTTATGAGTTTAAAGACTTCTGCGAGACAAAGAGTGCTACCGACGGTGCGCTGTATCTTGACATGAATGAGAATCTCGGAGAGCCGGTTGATGATTACTATGAGAAGCTCGCTAAGAAATTAGAGCGGATTAAGAGTAAGAACGGTGAAGATTCAAGCATTCCGGCAATTATGGAAGAGCTTAAGCATGTCGAGATTGATATTCCAAATCATCATAAGTACACATTTGTAGGACGAGTCGGTCAGTTTACGCCGGTTAGACCTGGAACTGGTGGTGGAATACTGTATCGTCGTGGCTCTGATGGCAAGTATGCTGCGGCGTCCGGTTCTAAGGGATACCGTTGGTTAGAGAGTGAAGACCTTAAGGCCACATTTAAAGATGCTGACATCAACGATGCGCTTAATACGATTGATATTTCATACTACCAGAAGAAGGTTGATACTGTCAGGGATCTTATTGACCGTGTTGTTCGTGCATCTACAAACGATGAGCTTGGCGTCGACTATTTCATTTCAAAACAGGTACCAGAGAAGCATGTGCTTGAGACGTTTGATATTTCGTAGAAAGGAGGTGCTCTGTGGACGATTTAAAAATTTCTGCGCCAAAGCATTATGTTGAAGGTCGTAAGTATGAGCCTCGTAAAGTCATTCATGACTGGGGGCTCAATTTTAATTTGGGAAACGTTGTTAAGTACATAGCTCGGGCCGGACGCAAGGACAGTTTGCTGGAGGATTTGTATAAAGCTCGGCAGTATTTAGATTTTGAGATTGAGGAGATACTATCCGATGGTTGATTTAATTAGGAGCCAGAAATGGCATCAGTGGAAGCGCAAGTCTAAGAAAGTTAATAACTTCGACGATCAGATTTCTGTTAATGAAGCACTTGTTGCTGTGATTGAGAACCAGCATGACATCATTGATATGCAGAATAGTGTTATTCGTAAGCTTGGTACATCGGTTGACTATTTAAACGGTGTCGTCATTCCTATTGTTGCTGCATTGTGCAAGGACGAGGCGATGCTTGCAATTGTAAAGGCTAACATGCCTGAAGAACAGTTTAAACGTCTGTTCGATACCACGAAACATGATTGATATTTGAATGAAAGGAGATACTGTTATGAAACTTATCGAAACTAGAGATGGCTGGATTCTTGATGAAATTAAGGAAGACCGTGTTTGGAAGAACAGCGATGTTCGTGTTAAAAATCTTGCTGCCGTTCAGGACAACCCGAAGTTTGCAGCTGAGAGCGTTATCCTTGTGTACGTCGATGATGAGGAGATTCGTGATACGATTCAGAATGTTATTGGATGCGCTGTAAAGGAATGCAAGTATGAAGAGCGCGATGAGAACGATGAGGTTACCGGAACCATTACCAGATATTCGTTCAAGCTTAAAGCGTATCCTCGTGTGCTTACTGACAAGAAGACCGGCAAGGTACTTCTGAATGCTAAGGGAGAACCCAGGATTTCACCGAAGGTTATGCTTAAGAAGCGAAACATGGAAGGAAAGTTCGTCAATCAGCAGCTTAAGCTGGACAAGTTTGATGAGTTCGATGGCAGAGCTTTGTCTACTATAGCCATTAAGTTTCATACGTTCCCGAATAGCTATGATCCTTCCAAGCCTGATATCGCTGCTATAGATGAGGTGTGGGCTATTGCCGATCAGAATGCTGGAGTCATCGATAAGTCGTATCTTGAAGAGAAGTATGGCGATTATGATGACGAGCCTAGCATTGAAGAAGTCATGCCGTTTGCCGAATAATTGATATTCTGTGATTGGAGGGATTGAGTATGGAAACTGCCAGTAGCGATATTTGTGTTAACGTTAATGACTATGCCATGATGCTTAGGTGTTTGCAGAAGCTCGATGACATTCGGAAAATTTGTGAGATGCATTCAGATCTTTTTCTTAGTAATGGCTTGCATGGCGCAGTTTTGTTGAGTATTGCGTCTATTGTTGAGGCCAATCTTCCTGATATTTGATGCTTGGTCAAGGCAAACCAAGAACTGGTCGTCCCAAATCTGGAAGTTATAGAGAAGGACGAAGCAGAAAGCTGTGCATTCGGATTTCAGAGTCTGATTTGCATAAGCTTTCTGCTATTTGTGAGTTTCTTGGTATTACTAAGAGTGACTTTATCATTAAGTCTATTAACGATAAAGCTTTGGAGGTTAAGAAATATGGGCATAGTATTAGACGATCAGCAGATTACAGCAGTAAACGCTCTTAAGAATGGGTCTATACTTCATGCTGATGTTGGTACTGGCAAGAGTCGAGCAGCTTTGGCTTACTACTATATTCGTGTATGTCAGGGCGGTGTAAAGATTAATGGCCGTGGCTCGTTTCATAAGATGCGTACTCCAAGAGATCTGGTCATAATCACCACTGCTAAGAAACGTGATGGCGTTGAGTGGGACAGAGAGCTTGCCGATTTCATTCTGTTTCGTGGATATAACGGAGAATTCGGTGTTAACATCACAATAGACTCTTGGAATAACATCACAAAGTATCGAAAGGTTTTCGGATCATTCTTCATCTTTGATGAACAGCGGCTTACTGGCTCCGGTCCTTGGGTTAAGTCTTTCTATGATATTGCAAGAAAGAACAAATGGATTTTGTTGAGTGCCACACCTGGCGACAAATGGATTGACTATGCCCCTGTGTTCATTGCTAATGGGTTCTATAAGAATAAGACTGACTTTAAGCGACAGCATTGCGTCTTCGCCAGGTTTAGTAAGTACGAGAAGATCGAAGGGTATATGAATGAAGGTATACTTTTGAAGCATAAACGCGACATAACAGTTACTATGGTGTCTTCTATGATTAAGACAGCTGAGAAACATCATCAGAATGTCACTTGCCGCTATGACCGAGATCTATACCGTTTGATATTTAAGGAACGATGGGACCCATATGACAATGAGCCTATAGAGGAAACCGGAAAATTATTGTACGTATTGAGAAAGGCGGTTAACGATGACCCCAGCAGAATTAGTGCAGTTCGTGAAATATTTGAAGAGCATCCCAGAGTTATCATCTTTTACAATTACACCTACGAACTTGATAGACTCAGATGGCTTTTTAAAGAACAACTCGGAGTTGATACTGGAGAATGGAATGGTCAGGTTCATACTGGAATACCACAGACTGAACGATGGGCGTATCTCGTACAGTATATCGCCGGATGCGAAGGTTGGAACTGTATTGACACCGATACATTGATATTCTATTCGATGTCTTACAGTTATCGTCAGACTTTCCAGGCTGAGGGTCGTATCGATCGACGCAATACGCCATTCAAGGATTTGTACTATTACAAATTGAGAAGTATGGCACCAATAGATAGAGCCATTGAAGCTGCTCTTAAGAAGAAGGAGGATTTCAACAAAGAGAAGTTTCTTAGTAATTGACCTCGCTTTATACTCCCTGTATAATATTCGTAATTGATATTTCAAGGGAGGTGTGCTTATGGGGTTATTTAAGAAACGTAATAAAATTGTAGTTACTGATTTCATAATTTCTTATAATGCTAAGCATGACAAGAAAACTGGTAAACAAAATAAATATCCTGTGTATGTTGATGGCCGCATCATTTGGGTACCGTTTAAAAAACTTGATTCTTATCCGGCTGATACGTGTGCCGTTTGTAACGGACATATGCAGGACATTGATCTAGCGTTGTTTGGTGATTGGACATGGAGAGAATATGGCATCGCTGCCGATCTGCCTTATAATCTTTGTTTTAGTTGTGCTTCGCACATGTTTAGAGAAGCTTTAACACGCGAGGTTGGCAAACCAATGTAATCAGTAACTCGCACAAATTCCAGCTGCTATAATAGAGAGGAAGGGAACATACTCGATGAAATCGCTTATGTTTTCAACCTCTTTTTATTTTTGTAGTCAGGAGGTTCATGATGCTTGAAAATGAATTTCAACGCAAACTTAAAAAGGAGATTAAGGATCGCTATCCAGGATGTTATGTTCTGAAGAATGATCCTACAATGAACCAGGGTATTCCAGACCTTACAATTCTCTACAAGGATAAATGGGCAGCTCTTGAAGTTAAAAAAGATGCATCTACTGCCAAATCAGCTATGGCTGGTAAATCTGGTGGTAGACCTAATCAACCCAGAAATGTCGCTAAGATGAATGAGATGTCTTACGCGGCGTTTATTTATCCAGAGAATAAGGAGGATATACTCAATGAACTCGATAAGAAATTTGAAGTTTCGAGATGATCACGCCTTGTTTCCTGCAAGTCGCCCTTCATGGCTCAACTATACTGATGCCCAGTATATAGAGTCATTGAAAAATAAGAATCGAGCCCAACTTGGTACTGAGATTCATGAGTGGGCTGCTATACAGATTACTCTTGGTCAAACTGTTAGCGGTATTAGAGATGCTGCTAAAAGTATTAAGACCGAGATGTATCGGAAATACTATGATAACAGATATGGACTTTCTGAGTTTGGTGAAGAGCTTCTTAACGACATGAAGTTCATACCAAAAGAAGTCTTTAACACAGTAAAAGCGTATGTCAATGATGCCATCCCTTTCTTCATGTCTCCAGAAACGAGACTTGGATATTCGGATGGCTTTTTTGGTACTGCTGATGCCGTTGCTTTCGACGATCGAAAGGCTATACTCAGAATCTTTGATTTAAAAACCGGAGCTCGCCCGGCTAAGATCGAGCAGTTATTTACTTACTCGGCTTATTACTGCCTTGAGAATCACGTTGATCCGTTTGATATTTCTATAGATTTGAGGATTTATCAGAATGGCGAAGTCCTTATGGATGAACCCGATCCTCAGGATATTAGAACCATCATGGATACGATTATACACTTCGATAGCTTGTATAGTAAGTTCAGTAAAGGGGAGTTACTGTGATGCTGTTTAGTAAACTTATTGATATTGCCGATGACTATATTATGCATGAAGGTCGTGGGCATGATGATAATCCGCCAGGTCGTGGTTCGGGTGTGCTTCCTTGGGGATCTGGAAAGAATCCTTTTCAGCATTCTATGGATATTCTTGATAGATTTGCAAACTTAAAGGCTAAGTATCCTAATGCTTCAAGGAGCGAACTTGCTGAGCGTCTTAAAATGTATAACCGAAACGGTGAACCGTCTACTGATGTGATGGATCGTAAGCTGTCACATGCCAGAGCTATACGTGATCAGATTAGATATTCGCAAGCCCTTGACATGAAAGAGCAGGGTTTGTCTAATGTTGAAATAGGACGTCGTCTCGGTGTTGCTGATAATACTGTTGGCAAATGGCTTAAAAAGGGTGAAGAGTCTAAACGATTTGAGGCTGCTAATACAGCAAAGATGCTTAAAAACTTTGTTGATGAGAACAAATATGTTGACATTAGTAAAGGTACGCATCTTGCTTATGGCGTAACTAAGGGAAAGCTTGATACCGCTGTAGAAATGCTTAAAAAAGAAGGCTATTCTGTGCATAAACTCAAGCTCACTCGGTTCGGCAGTGGGACGCAGACTGAATATGAGTGTATGATTCCACCCGGCTATACATTTCAAGATCTTCGTGAGCATCAGTATGATGTTAAGAACCCTCTTGTTGCTAATCGTGTGATATCTCCAGAAGGCGAAGTCTCTAAGCTTGGCATTAAGGGCGGCAAACCTGTGTCTATTGATGTTTCAAGGATCAAGGTTGAATACGATTCGCCAAGCGATGGACTTATTGAACTTAGGAGAAACGTTCCGGACATATCGCTTGGCAATAAGAGCTATGCTCAGATTCGTATGGCTGTAGATGATAGCCACTATATAAAAGGTATGGCCGTCAACAGCGATAACATGCCTCCTGGTATTGACATAATTGTTCATAGCAACAAGAAAGAAGGAACACCGCTTCTTGTAAAAGACGATCCTGATGCAAAACAGGTTCTCAAACCGATGAAAACCGTTGTTGGCAAAGATGGTAAACTTAGCGTTGACTGGGATAACCCTTTTGGCGCTTCAGTTAGCCAAAAATCAGAAATCATGGATACTGTGCACCAGTATTATGATAAAGACGGTAATTTGAGAGAATCATCTTTGCATGTTTTACGTGAAGAAGGCGATTGGGCCAAATTTGATCGAAATTTATCGTCTCAATATTGGTCAAAGCAGTCTGTTGCTACTGCTGATCGTCAGCTAAATCTTGCGGTTGCTGCTAAAAAGCTTGAACTTGAAGGCATTCATACTTGTGAGAACCCAACTGTTCGTAAGAATTTATTGATAAAATTTGCTGATGAATGTGATTCTGCTGCTGTAGATCTTCATGCCGCACCATTTAAAGGTCAAATGACACATGTTCTTTTGCCTTGTCCGGCACTTGGAGATAATGAGGTGTATGCGCCTAATTATCCTGATGGAACTAAGGTTGCGCTTGTCAGATATCCATTTGCTGGCAAATTTGAGTCACCATTACTTACAGTTCGTAATACTGGGTCTCCTGCACAAAGTGTTATTCCGCTTACTGCTAAAGACGCTGTTTGTGTTAATAAACATAGACTTGATCAGATGTCTGGTGCTGACTGTGATGGCGACTTTGTTTCTGTCATTCCCGTTACTGATACAGTAAAGGTTAATACTGCTCATGATACACTTGATGGGCTAAAAGGATTTGATACAAAAACGTCATTTCCAAAGTATGACGGCATGAAACCTATGAGTCATCAAACACATGGCCTTCAAATGGGTATGGTTACCAACCTTATTACAGATATGAGCTTTCAGCAGCCTTCTGAAAGCGAGGTCGTTCGAGCTGTTAAGCATTCTATGGTTGTTGTCGATGCTGAAAAGCACGAACTTAACTGGAAAGCTAGCGAATTAGCAAGCGATATTAGAGCTTTGAAGCTTAAATATCAGGCAGATAGTGAAGGTCATACTGGTGCCGGAACTATAATTTCAAGATCTCGATCACCTGTTGATGTTGATGAACGTAAAATCTGGCGTCCTTCTAAAACATCTATCGATGAAGAAGGTAATAAGGTTTATAAGCATACCGATAAAACTACTACTTCTGCAAAGCTTGATCTCTCGGATGTTACGTTAACTAATGGAACCCATGCCAAGTTAACATATGACAAATCTGAAAAACGATTTTACTACCTTAGTGGTGAGAAAGACCCTAATACAAATAAAAGGATTCGCAAATATGTTGGCGATGAGGATCTTCCTGAAAGACTAAGAGGGTTGAAGCTCAGTTCCGAGGGTCGAGTGTTCCTTAATAAAGATTCTGATGGTAAAGACTATTATCTTCGCTATGATGAAAACTATAAACCTATTAGGACGTATGTTAAACCTATTGATGTTTTGAATACCAAAACCGAAAAGGTTCAGCAGAAGTCTACCAGAATGGCAGAAGCAACTGATCCTTATAAGCTTACTTCTGGTGGCAGTAAAGAATATCCTGGCCATGAGATGGAACGAGTTGCCGCGAAGTTTGCTACGGACATGAAAGAACTTGCTAAATCTGCAAGACGAGAATGGCTTCGAACTGAAGATCAGGCTTATAATCCTGAAGCTGCTAAGAAGTATGCCAAAGAGGTTGCTTCTATTAATAAAAAGCTTGCGGATGCATTATCTTCTGCGCCTCTCGAACGTCAGGCTCAGCGTATGGCTCATGAAACCATGAGAATTAAGAAATATGAAGACCCCGATATGACCTTGGAGAGACGCAAGAAACTTGAGGGTCAGGCTATTGTGTCTGCAAGGCTTAGACTTAACAGTCGTAAGCCCCTCATAACTATTGATGCAGATGAGGCTGAAGCAATTAAAGCCGGCGCTATTAAGAAGACCCATCTTGAGAAGATTCTTGAGAATTCTGATGTTACTTCTGTAAGGATGCAATTTACTCCTAAGGCTACTAAGCATCTATCTACGGCTAATAAGGCTCAGATTAAGAATCTTGTTAATGCTGGTGCTCTTGAGCCAGAGCAGATTGCAAGGATGTTTAATATTTCAGCGTCGTATGTTAAAGAGATTGCTGGTGAGTAATCTTATTATGTTATTTATTGATGTTTTGAATGGCACTTTGTATTAAGTTCTGATTTCTCCTTATGTTTATCATGTATACCCCTTATTCAAACTATTGATGTTCTGACTTAGTACTTAGTGCCTTTCAATATAATACTGTTTATGTAGCTTATTGTTTGACTCTAATTTATTGATGTTTTAGGCGGCTACTATAAAGTCATTAAATACCCTCTGCTTCCAGGCTTAATATGGTTCTATTGATGTTTCTAGTAGTCGCTTTAACTTTACACAAATCCATTAGAAAGGTGGTGAATGCAAATGGAACAAAGCTGGCCTACTACTTTAGATAACCCTTTTAATCCTTTTACTCATGAAGGTGAATGGCTTGAGTATGACTTAATGCATGGGTATAACACTCTTGGCTTATGGGCATACTTTAGTGAAGCATCCGTCCTTATGGATGACGAAGAATATGACTATGAAGCAGAGCTTGCTATGGATCGTTTGATTGACTTCAATCCTTTCGGTCGACATTATAGACTGTTTGAGTCTAATGCTGATGAAGTTATACGCATTGCTAACGAAACTTATAGAAGTTTACCAGAATCTGAACGTTAATTTATTGATGTTTTGAGGTTACATTCTGTTTGTTAGCTTATACTATAGCTTATTGCTTGTCCTTAATCGTAATTAAGTTATTGATGTTTCGATATGGGCTAATGTTAACTGAAAATATACCTACCAACTTTCTAATCATAGCCATAAGTTATTGATGTTTTGAGATTTGCAAGACTCATTTTCATAATATTCCTCCTCTTTCTGGTCTTTTCACGCCTGTTTTGAGCTGTTTCCTTGCCGGAGATGGCTTAAAATGGGCTTGGAGAGGCCTTAAAACAGACCGGGGGAGGGGTCTAAAAATCATACACCCCTCTAGCAT